TATGCAAAAACTTATTGATAATCAAAAAGCAAAAGAGAGAGCTTTAGAAATGGATATGAAAAAAAGAGATTCAAAAATGTCTGATATTCAAAGAATTAAAGAAATGATTAAAAAAGCACAAGACGATAAATTAAAAAGAGCTAAAGGCGGCATTGCAGGAGTTCTGTAATGGACCTAGTACCACCAAAAAAACCTAAAAATTATTCTAAAACATTAGACATGCTTAATACAAAAGCTGCAGCTAATATGTTTAGTCCTAAAACATATGTTAATTTAGTAGGTGAGTTTTCAAAAAAAGCATTAGACAATAATGAAATATCTCAAGCTGAGTACATGAAAATTATTAGACCATTGTTTGGAGATGCCGGAGTCATGGCTTCTAAGAAAATAAAAGAATATCAAGATGAACTTAATAAGTATTCTATTGGCGGTAGAGTTAATTTTTTAAAAGGGGGTGACACTAAATATAATGCAATGGTTACCGGTAAGTATATTGAATTAGGTGGTAAAGAAGGTACTGGTATGGATATAGATAAATTTGCAGATACGTATTTTCCTAAAGAAGATAAAGTTATAGAAATTCCTCAAATGGCTAATGGTGGTCGTATGGGCTATAGCGAAGGATCTAACTCTTTGAGAAAAAGAGTTGAGGAACTTATGGATGATGGTTATGAGTTTGGTGAAGCAGTTAAACAAGCTTCAAAAGAATTAGAGAATGATTAAAAGACTAACTAGGACTATTCCTCCGGAATCCGGACCCATGCCTCAGGGGTTGAATATTTCTTATAATACTGTTAAAGAGGTAGAACATACGGAGAAAAAATATAATGGCAGACATAGACAAAGCACTTCCAAACGAGGTTCGAAAAGAATTTGAGGTTCCAGGACCTGATGAACTTAAAGAACAGGTAAATGAAGAAATAGAGATTGATGAACAATCTCTTGAACCTGTCGATATTCAAGAAAATGAAGATGGATCAGTTGATATTGATTTAGATCCACAAGCTGCATCACCAGAAGGTGGTGACGAGCATTATGCTAACCTTGCAGAATTTTTACCTGATGATGTATTGGGTAGATTAGGTTCTGATTTAAATGGTAAGTATATGGATTATACTTCTTCAAGAAAAGATTGGGAACAAGCTTATATTCAAGGTTTAGATCTTTTAGGTTTTAAATACAATAACAGAACAGAACCTTTTCAAGGAGCAAGTGGTGCAACTCATCCCGTACTTGCTGAAGCAGTCACACAATTTCAAGCATTAGCTTATAAAGAATTATTACCAGCAGATGGACCAGTTAGAACTCAAGTAATGGGTTTATCTACACCAGAAAAAACACAACAAGCAACACGTGTTAAAGATTTTATGAATTACGAAATTATGGAGAAGATGAAAGAGTATGAACCAGAGTTTGATCAAATGTTATTTAATTTGCCACTCGCAGGTTCTGCTTTTAAAAAAGTCTACTATGATGATATGGAACAAAGAGCAGTATCAAAGTTTGTTCCAGCAGATGATTTAATTGTTCCGTACACAGCTACCTCATTAGATGATGCGGAAGCAATTATTCATCGAATAAAAATTTCAGAAAACGATTTAAGAAAACAACAAGTAGCAGGATTCTATAGAGATATAGATTTAGCTAAACCAGATAGTACAGACTCTGATATCTTAAAAAAAGAAAGAGAGTTAGAAGGTACATCTAAAACTCAAGACGAAGACGTATATACATTATTAGAATGTCACGTGGATTTAGACTTAGAAGGTTTTGAAGATTCTGATCCAGAGACTGGTGAGCCCTCAGGAATTAAAATACCTTACATCGTAACAGTAGAAGAAGGGTCACGAGAGATTCTTTCTATTAAAAGAAACTATGAAGTAGGAGATCCTAAAAAATCTAAGATACAATATTTTGTACACTTTAAATTTTTACCAGGACTAGGTTTTTATGGTTTTGGTTTAATTCATATGATTGGTGGATTATCAAGAACTGCAACAAGTGCACTTAGACAACTATTAGATGCAGGAACTTTATCTAACTTACCAGCAGGTTTTAAACAACGTGGTATTAGAATTAGAGATGATGCACAATCAATTCAACCTGGTGAGTTTAGAGATGTAGATGCACCTGGTGGAAATTTAAGAGATTCATTTATGATGTTACCATTTAAAGAACCATCACAGACTTTATTATCATTAATGGGTGTTGTAGTTCAAGCAGGTCAAAGGTTTGCTTCGATTGCAGATCTACAAGTTGGTGATGGAAATCAACAAGCAGCGGTTGGAACTACAGTAGCTCTTCTTGAAAGAGGAAGTAGAACTATGTCTGCGATTCACAAAAGAATTTACTCAGCTTTGAAAAATGAATTTAGAATCATGGCTAGAGTATTCAAATTATATCTACCACAAGAATATCCGTATGATGTAGTTGGGGGTCAAAGAATGATTAAACAACAAGACTTTGATGAACGGGTAGATATATTGCCAGTTGCTGACCCTAACATTTTTTCTCAAACACAGCGTATTTCCCTCGCTCAGACGGAACTCCAACTGGCACAATCAAATCCACAAATGCATAATTTATATCAAGCATATAGAAATATGTATGAAGCATTAGGTGTAAAGAATATTGATTCTGTTTTAGTTAAACCCATGCAACCAATGCCAAAAGATCCTGCGTTAGAACATATTGATGCTTTAGCAGGAGCTCAATTTCAAGCATTCCCAGGTCAATCTCATAGAGCGCATATAACTTCACATTTAAATTTTATGTCAACTAATATGGCTAGAAACAATCCTGTTGTTATGGCTGCATTAGAAAAAAATATTTTTGAACATATTAGTCTAATGTCTCAAGAACAAATTGAATTAGAATACAGAGATGAGTTAGTTCAACTTCAACAAATGCAAATGCAGGCTCAACAAAATCCAGCCATGGCTCAACAAATACAAATGCAAGTTATGCAGATGCAACAAAAAATTGAAGCTAGAAAAGCCGAGTTAATTTCTGAAATGATGGAAGAATTTATGAAGGAAGAACAAAAAATTACTTCACAATTTGATAATGATCCTATTGCAAAACTAAGAGCAAGAGAGTTAGACCTTAGAGCACAAGAAAATGCTCGAAAAGAAAAAGAATCTAATGAGAGAATGGACCTTGATAAGATGAAAGCAATGATGAATCAACAAAATCAAGATGAAAAACTTGAACAAAATGAAGAATTAGCTAATTTAAGAGCTGATACATCAATTGAAAAGACAATTTTAAGTAAAACTATACCAAGTGCGGATTCTATGCTTAAAAATCAAGGTGGTATGATGCCAAATATTGAAATCATGCGTAAAGGTTAGTGACAAAAACTAAAAAACAAGTTAAAATATTTAAATAAGGAGATAATATGAAAAAATATAATGATATCTGCGGTAAAATTGTAGACATTCCATCTGAAAATGACATGAGTGTTGAAATTGACCCTAGATCTAAGACTACAGCAGACGGTGCTTTCAATTACATCGCTAAAGGCGAAGAAGTTGAAGTTAGAGGAACTAAAAGAATGCTGAAAGAGAAGTCTAGAAAAGCTAAGTGGATCTAACATGTGGTTTTCGGCAATTAAATTAGCCGTATCTGCTGGAAGTAAGATTTACGCTAATAAACAAAAGACAAAAATAGCTATGTCTGATGCACAGCTTATGCATGCATCTCGTATGGCCGAAGGTAAGGAAGCTTACCAAGGAAAACTTTTAGAAGCCAGACAATCGGACTGGAAGGACGAGGCAGTTTTGATAATTTTAAGTTTGCCAATCGCGATTTTGGCCTGGGCAGTCGTATCAGATGATCCGGCAGCAATGGACAAGGTAAAATTGTTTTTTGACATGTTCTCGGAGCTCCCGAAATGGTTTACAAATTTATGGATTCTTGTCGTTGCGAGTATTTATGGTATAAAGGGTACACAAATATTTAAACAACACGGAGGAAAAAAATAATGAATAAGAAAAAAATACCAGCAGGTAAAAAAGGAAAAGGTTTAAGAGCTTT